TTTACCACGGTATCCGTGGGTTTTAGCCTCCTTCAACTTCAGTGGCATGAGTGAATGTCTCACCACTGACCCTACCCTACAAGATGTAATCTACAGTCCGTCCGGGCAACTGGACGGGCGTGCGTTGTCACTATCGAGGAAGGTGGCAGCGGATAGTTACTCTGTGATAGGTAAAAGCTTTCGTTCCTCAGGTCTATCTGAAATCGCACGCTACGGCGGTTACAGTGTGTACTCAGGCGGTCAGAACACTGATCCTTGGGTACGGACCACACTTAAAAACTTTTCTCGTGAAACTTACGAGCGGATATATGGCCACACCAGACAGCCCGAAGGTGTCCGTGGGATGTATTCTTCACTGTTAGAGTTCAGTGAAGGCAAGTGCACGTTTGATCGTCTTTCTCGTGTGCAACGAGGAGCGATGATTGGCGCGATTTCAAAAGCGAAGTCAGCGTTTCGACTTCCATATAAATCCGAGCCTTTAGATTGGCACCATGTGGGTGAACACTTTCGCCGTGATACGGCGGCTGGGATCACTTTTATGGGAAAGAAGAAAGGCGAGGTGATGGAAGAGATTTACCATGAAGCCAGGTGGTTAGGACACCGGCTCAAACAAGATGGCAAAGCTCGTTTCGACCCACGTAGAGTGAGGTTCCCTCCTTGCGTGGCCGGCCAGCGTGGTGCGATGTCAGAGCGTGAAACGCCGAAGACAAGGCTGGTGTGGGTGTACCCTGCAGAGATGTTGGTGGTTGAAGGGCAATACGCTCCTGTCATGTATCACAAATTCATGGCACAACCTGATACGCCAATGTTAAACGGGAAGAGTTCCCAACGTTTGTATACCGAATGGTTGGTTGGACTTCGGGAAGGTGAGTTGTTGTACGGTTTAGATTTTTCTAAATTTGACACAAAAGTTCCATCTTGGCTGATTCACGTGGCATTCGATATATTAAAGCAAAATATTGAGTGGGAAACGTGGAATGGTAAGAAAGTCTCGAAACGTGAACGTCAGAAGTGGCGAAACGTGTGGGACGGAATGAAGTGGTACTTCATCAACACTCCCATCCTCATGCCGGACGGTCGCATGTTCCGGAAGAGGCGAGGGGTTCCCTCAGGGTCGTGGTGGACCCAGATGATCGATTCAGTTGTGAATTACATTCTGGTCGAGTATCTAACAGAGTGCCAAGACGTTGAGGCCCGTGGTTTACGGGTTCTTGGTGATGATAGCGCGTTCCGGACTCCACATCAGTTTGATCTGACAGTGGCAAGTTCGGACTGTGAGCCAACTGGTATGGTGCTGAAAACTGAGAAGTGCGAGAAGACTGTGGATCCCACGTCCTTCAAGTTACTAGGCACAACCTACCGTGATGGGCACGCTCACCGTCCTACGGATGAGTGGTTCAAGCTCGCTCTGTACCCCGAGTCGTCAGTCGGTAATCTGGCGGTGTCGTTGTCAAGACTAGTCGGTCTTTGGATCGGCGGGGCCATGTGGGATAAAGAGTTCTGTTCCTACATGGATTACTTTCAATCATCCTTTCCGT